ATATATAGTTATACGGTTTTCCACAAATGTATTGTCAAGTTGTTATTGGAAAGTAAAGCGTTATGTAGAGCAAAACTCGTTCCCTCCGGGGTATTGACAAAAAAGATGATATGTGTTAAAATATAGCCATCTTGAGAGTACGGAGGGAACGACATGGCTACAGCAATCTACGATCTTCCTCAGAACCATGGTGATCGATCGGAAGCCGAATACTGGGCGCAGCATGAGGATCCGGAGCGGAAAGCCAAGTTGGACTATGCCGCCGATGAGCTGGCGCGCTGGATGCAGCTTCCCCGGTATGACGCTACGGTCATTGACGTAGACGCCTTCCGGGGCCGCTTCTACAAAGGCGAGGCGGTCATCTTCTGGGTCTACGAAGGCAAGGTCTGGGTAGCCAGGCCGAAGAAGACCTGGGCCTTTGAGGTCCTGACTATGGACCAGGCGAAGGGAGCGCTAAAGTCAGTCCGTGATGCTCAGGGTCATCTCGTTCCCACGAAGGTCAAGTGGTGCTAGGATGGGTAGCCAGGGGCCGGTCAACGGGGCCGGCCCTATAGATCCAATTCCAAAGGAGAATAGATATTCATGGCGGTGGCAACGGCGGTGAACACGAAAGACTATGCCCGTCCGTACCGGGCACACATTGACCTGCAGGGCGAGGACTTTGTCATCTATGTTGAGACCGAGCGGCGCGGGTGTTGGCGGAGACTGGGACATACGCACAAGACCCAGCAAGGCGCTCTTGACGAACTGACCCGCCTGGCGAAGAAGAACCGGACGCACTGGGAGCGGGTGAGCGACTGGGCCCCGCGGCCGTTGTAGGAGGAAATATGTTCGAGTTCATGGCGGGCAAGACGCGGGTAGTTGCCTGGAAGACACAGGGCAGGGTTATGGCAGCGGCGGCCATTGATACGCCAGGGGAAGCCGAGATTGCTGCCAAAGTCATGCGTGAAGATGGCTGGACGGTAGAAGTCAAGGAGGCCAGGTATCGTGACGGGTCGTCTTGCGAGTTCTGGAACCTGACCGCGGAGAAGCCGCTGACCAAGATCACGGGTGCTTCGCATAGCGAAAGTATGAGGATGGGCGATGAACTCTTTTCAGGAGAGTGTGGTCAACGCATCCAGAAATTTTGACGCTCCTTATGTGCGCTGCCAGAACGGCATTATCGAGCTGGGGATTGCCCAAGGCACTGATACGCTGGCCTGCTGGGTGGCGCGGATCAGTGACGGCCTGTTGAGCGCGCATGTTGACCATCGGGTGTGCGGAGCGTACATTGATCGCGATGGCCAGAGATTGTGGGTGAAGATCGGACCGCGACCTATAGGCAAGGCAAGCTGATTTTTTCTATACATGGGGGCTATTCTGGTGTCGGGTTTCGAGAGGCGAAGAGCAATCTTCGCCTCTTTTCGTTATGTTCTTTACAATCATAGCCTCGCTATGTTATAATGTTCCGCAAAATATCATTCTGATGGCGGTTCAAGATGAGCTGGCGAGCCCACAAAGATGCAATGGAAAAACGACGGATAGAGGTCGCCAAGCTGGTCGATGGCTCTGCGACGCAACGCGAGATCGCAGACAAGCTGGGAATCAGCGTTGGCACCGTCAACAATGACATCCGCGCGCTGCGCAAGCTCTGGCGCGAGCAACAAGTGGAGAATGTCAACGGCATCATGGCCGAGGACCTACATCGCGTTTCTGCGGCGATGAAGGCGATTTGGCCGATGGTGGAAGCTGGCAGCTTGAAAGCTATCGACCGTTTGATCAGGCTCATTGCTCAACGTGCTGCTATCCTGGGCTACGAGGCAGCCAAAGAAATTGATCTCAAATCGGACGGTAAGCCCATTCAATTTATCAGCCAGATCGTTGCGCATCTGGACCCCTCTGTTTTGGAAAAGTCCCAAGAGGAAGAGTCCGGTGAGTGAATGCAGTCAAGCAGCTCTATCGCGTAGAGAATGGCAAGCTCCATTTGGACTTGCACTCTGGCCAGTCGCAAGGTTGGCTGAGTCGAGCGCGCTTCGTGTTTGTCGTAGCAGGGAGCCAATCTGGCAAGACGAGCTTTGGCCCCTTTTGGCTGGAGCGTGAAATCTATGGCGGCGAGTATGAGCCGGGCATAACTTTTCCCGGCTGCGGTCCGGGCGATTATCTAGCGGTTACGGCTAACTATGATCTTTTCAAACTAAAGATGCTGCCAGCGATGCTCGAAGTGTTCGAGCGACTTTTGGGACTGGGGCGGTACTGGGCCGGTGATGGTGTCATCGAGCTGAAAGACCCAAAGACGGGCGAGTTCTGGGCCAGGCGCAGTACGGATCCCATGTGGGGGCGCATTATTCTCAGGTCGGCAATGGCCGAAGGCGGGTTGGAGTCGACCACAGCTAACGCGGCCTGGCTGGACGAATGCGGACAGGACAAATTCCGCCTGAGCTCATGGGAAGCGGTGCGGCGTCGCCTCTCACTAAAGCAAGGTCGGGTGTTAGGCACGACGACGCCCTACAATCTGGGCTGGCTCAAGACCGAGATCGTCGATCCCTGGAACAATGGGGACAAAGACATCGACGTCATCCAGTTCGCGTCCATCGTCAATCCGGCATTTCCGGAAGCCGAGTTCCTGGAACGCAAGGCCAAGATGGCAAGTTGGAAGTTCCAGATGTTTTACTTGGGCGAATTCTCCAGGCCGGCCGGTCTTATCTATGGCGACTTTGATGAGCAGAAGCACCTCGTTGAGCCATTCCAGATACCGCCTGAATGGCCGCGAGTGGTAGGTATTGACTTTGGTCCGGTGCATACGGCAACGTTATGGATCGCTCATGACACAGAACATAACAAGTTCTTCGCCTATCGCGAGTCGCTGGAAGGCGACAAGACCACGAATGAGCATGGCGCGCAGATCAAAGCCTGGGGTATCAACGACGTTGGATCAGAGCGCTACAGCAGGATCTTGTTCTTTGGCGGGGCGCCGAGCGAGATCCAGGAGCGGCGCGACTGGAAGGCGGCCGGCGTACCAATTCGCCAGCCACTGATCAGTGGCGTCGAGTCGGGTATCGATCGCGTCATCAGTCTATTCAAGACCAATCAGCTTTATGTCTTTAGGGCATTGCGGCAGACGCGGGAAAGTCTGCGTATCTACTCTCGCGAGGTCGATGAGCGAGGGGACCCTACGGAGAAGATCAAGAACAAGCAGGACTTTCACCTGCTCGATTGCTTGCGCTATGCGGGCATAGTGCTCGTGAGAAAGAAGGCCGGAGCGTTATGGCTCTAATGGATCGCTTTCGCATCTGGCTAGCCAGGGGACTGGTCAAAGCCGCCGGCTCGATGACCATCCCCGAATGGATCCAATACAACTTTGTCACGCCCACCTTCCAACGCCTGTGCGCCGAGGGCTATCGCGCGAATACTGTCGTCTTCGCCTGTATCTCCGAGATCGCATTTGCCCTGCCTGAGCCACAACTACGAGTATGGGAAACGTCGGATAGCGGTAGTAAAGTGATCGTCCCCAAGCATCTCGCTAATCCACTACTGGCCCATCCGCACGACCAGTTGAGCATGGCCGATATGCTGGCTATGACCGGGGTCTATCTGGGCATTAGCGGCAACTGCTACTGGCACAAGCAGCGCTCCAAGGGCAAGCGCGTTGTGCGCCTCGTGCCGCTCAACGATGCGCAGATTCAGACTATTCCCGGTGGCGATAAGCTGGTCTCTCACTACGAATGGCTGAAAGATGGCCTGACTCCCGAGCAAAAGATCATCCCCGTTGAAGACATCATCCACTTCAAGTGGCTCCCCGATCCTTTGGCCCCTTGGACAGGCATGGCTCCTTTGGTTGCTGCAGCTCGCGAAGTCGATACGGATAACGAAGCAACTCGCTATCTCTTCACCCTCCTGAAGAACGATGCTATCCCAAGGGTCGCCATTACCGTTCCTCCGGAGGCCGTCGTCGATGTTGATCGCATTCGCGAGCAATGGTACGACCGGCACGGCGGAGACAAACGCGGCGGCGTCGTAGTACTGGAGGACGGCGCCAAAGCCGAGCGCTTATCTCTGGACCTGCAAGAGCTGGCTTTCGAGGCATTGCGCTACGTGCCCGAAGCGCGCATTTGCGCGGCCTATCGCGTG